ATATATTTAGGGAAAAATGTCAATAATATTGACATTTAATTGTAGATTATGCCATAATATGCCATCAACGAGGAACATCATGAACATTGAACAATTTTTCGCAGTCATAAAATACAAAATCGACGAAGGGTCTAAGTTCGAATGGAACTGTTTCGGACCAAATGCTCGATTTGTTACCCATGACTGTCTTTATAACGACGATTTGGTAACTATCTCTGCTATTTTCGATACCGAAACACATAATGTGTATCGAATGGAACTCCATGATGGATCGTCCGGCAGATCATATCTATGGGAAGATAAGGATTTTCGAGAGGTATATATTGAAGAGTGCCATAGTCGCGGCATAATTCCAGAGATTGCTTATGCAGATGATTCAGGACCAGTTGAATATATCTCACTTGAAGTGGAAAACGATATTCTCTCCAAGGCATCTAATATCGTTGATGGGAAACCATATGACACTCGTATCCAGATCGAAGTTGACATCGATGATGATCTCATGTTGTCTGCAATGAGGATGGCACATGAGTTAGACATTACGTTTAATCAGTTCGTTGAACAGATTTTGTCTGGATATATCGATACTTTGGAACGAGAAGATGACCCATCCAAATGAAGAATTAGTCGTTTTCTTACAGTCCAATGAACAGTGGATTGGAGTCATATCGAATCCATCTAAATGGCAATCACTGATTGACAAAGGAAATCTGTCAGAATGGATGTCGTTATACGACATCGAGGTATCTGGGATGGTGTTGAAAATGCCTAGTGAAGAAGTTGTTCAACAATTTGTTTTAAAATTCTGTTGAGATTTGCGAAAATCATGGTAAAATTCAACAAAATTTAAGGAAAATTATGGCAATCAATGAACACACTGGCGACGAACTAAGATCCGGCGCAAGCAACGACCAATTTAGAGAAAATTACGATAAGATATTTCGCTCTAATAAACCAGATGCTGGTATGATTTTATCTACACTACAGCATCTTCGTGAACAGAACAAGATTCTGCGCGAAGAGAATGAGGAACTGGCAGACAGATATGAATCAGTGATGAAAAATCTGGAAAAATTGGAAAACTTGTTAATTGAATTAAAAAGTCAGATAAAGTGAAAATAAATCAAGTATTACGAGCAGCAAATTATCAAATTTCAGCGTTGCCATCTGAACCGGATGATATTTTTTCATTCGACGGCAATGTGAAACAGATATCACTAACTCACGACGACCAGTCCATCAATAAAACAGTCATATGTAAGTGTATATTTGATGTTAATACTGAAGAAGTGTATGATATTATGGTAATTTGTAGTAATGACGGCAATATTAACGTATGGCGATGGGTGAATAAGTCAATCGAACGGAGATATTGCAAGGCATACAAGAATGCCGGATTGTCTATTGATTCTTATGGTGATATCATATATGACATGATTAATAATGAGAACGATATTATTGAAATAATCAATAGTAATTTTAAAGTGAATTTTGTGAGTAAATCAGAAGATGCAAGTATCATTGAGTCTATCGAGATATTTGATGCATTGGAAACGACAGAATGATCAACATTGTTAGTATAGAAATCCAACTTGGTATTATGTTCATGTCGTGCATGGTGTTCCTGTACTATACATGGAGGAACTCGGCTTCCGATGTGAAGAAAGCAGTATGTCACGTATTTGGAAAAATCAAAGCTATTTTTCCTAAGTTTGGTATTGGCAAACAAAAACGATGTATACGTATTATGGCAGACTACTGTTCGTCTGGATTGTGGGATAATAGTATGTATAACTGTCTTTCGATAGATTATAGTTTGGTGCCACTTAGTTCTAAGTTAATAAAAGATATAAAAGCATGGCAATTGAACTATGACAGCAACAATCTAGATTGGATGCTGAATCCTACAGAAAGCTCTTTTTCAGTGTCTGATCACGACTCTACTTGCAAAGAACTTGCTCTTAGAGTTAAAAAAGAACTTGGAAAATCAGTAATAGTTGAATATTATCTGGAAAAAGATGATTCTGTCCATATTGTATAGAAATACGTAGTAGTTTTACATTTACAACACAACGCCCCTATGTGATAAATACATCATAGGGGTTTTTTCCATGGCAAAACAGAATATAAATATTGGCTCATATCCATCCGACGGTACTGGTGATCCAATTCGCGTATCATTCAATAAAATAAACCAAAATTTCACCGAACTGTATGATTCTTTGAATTCCATTACTAATAATATTCAAGAATCTAATTCAGCACTATCTACGGTGTCATTGGCTGCAGGTGGCATACCGGGAACTGGAGAAGCTGCAACAGTATCCGTACAACCGGTTAATAACACATCATTAATACCCGGTGTATATCATGATATACCAGTATCTATTGGTAACGGTCTTGTCATAACAGTTTCAGTTACGATTTTTAGTGATATTTCGGCAGTAGTTATTTCTAGTAGTGATGGATTCTCAATTGGTAATTCAGGCGTACTTGATGGTTCGTTTATCGGTGGAACATCTGGAGTAGATGATTTATTGATAACTGTCGAAACTTTGACAAATGTTCAAGTGGCTGTTCCATTAGATCTGACTAAAATCGTACAAAAGTTATCAGGAGGATATTTCACTTTGGCAAATGGGGTGGAAGGTCAGATAATGTATATAGTTCGTCAAACTGGTACAAATTATGTTCGGATCACAGCTGCAAATGCAAGATTTGCAGGAATAGTTTACCAAGATATATTTATGGAGCCATTTGCCAACAATAATAATATGGTTCAATTGATGTTTACTGATGGTGCATGGCAATCAATCGGTGGATTATGGGATTAATAGGAAAATAATATGGCATTAAGACAAGTTTTAGTTGGTTCAAACCCAAATGACGGCACGGGAGATAGTATCAGAGATGCATTCATTAAGTGTAACGAAAATTTCTCTAATTTGGACGTAACACTGGGTGCCAACGCATCATTCGTTCAGTTATCAGTGACCAATGGTATCAGCGGCGGAATTATAACGTCACCTATATATAAATCTACTAACTATATACAGAATGATAATTCGGTAACTATACAAAATACTTCTGCTACAGTGATTGATAGTTGGAGTGCACTGTCGTATAGATCGTGCAAGTATAATATCGAAATTTCTGACGGAACAAATTCAGGTTTTTATGAAATTCTTGTAGTACACAACACGGCATCGGTGTCTCATTCTATTTTCGGAAATGTGGTGATAGGTTCGATAGGTTCGTTCTCTACTTCTATATCATCTGGAGTCGTTAATTTGACTTTCACTGCAGCTACTGCAACCAACAAAGTAATTAAAACAACGAGAACACTGATTAATACATAATGTCATATATTATATGGAAAACCGCTAAAGGTAGTTTGGGAACTGTTCCAGAAAATGAATATTTCAACTATCCGATAGAAGCCTTGGATTCAGGAGGCGATGAGGTATCTTATTTTTTAGTTTCTGGCACCCCACCTAAAGGTGTTCAAGTATTGTCGAGTGGATTCATTAGAGGCACCCCAGTAGTATCTGGAACATCTCCTGTGACCATGCAAACTAGTAGTTTCACGGTTAGGGCAGCGTCAATTTCTGGAGCATTAGCTGATAGAACTTTCTCACTGACAGTGAATAACATTAAGCCTCCTGAAATAGTTGGAACTGATACGCTACTTGGTTCTGTGTTTGATGGGGCTTATTATAATCATCAATTCACTGTCGTAGATCCAGATCCAAGTGTTAGCATAAATTGGTCTATTGCGTCTGGCGTTTTACCAAACGGTTTAACACTGTCACAGACAGGATTGCTTAGTGGGTTCTTGATACCTATGCCAGCCGATGATGATTTTGGTGTTGTTGGCTACGATATGTCACCTAGCGATAAGTATCCATATGACTTTGTAAAAAGATCAAAAGATGTACGGTATACGTTCACTGTTCGGGTCGATGATGGTATTAGTTCGACTACAAAAGTATTTCAATTAAGTGTCGTAGCTAAGAGTAATTTCACGGCTGATAACAGTGTGTATTTAATCAATAACACTTATCTGACAGTTGACTCAGATAATAAGTATACTCCAATTATTATAAATCAAGAACGATCATTACCAGATACAAGAATTACTGATAATATATCATATAAATTGAATTTTTACAGCTTTGATACTGCAGTGATGATATGGAATGCATCGAACTTGCCTAGTTTTTTAAGTTTGGATGAAAATACAGGTTGGATTACAGGAACTGTCCCGTTTCAGAATGAATCATATGTAGATCATGAATTCTATATAACGGTCAGAAGATCTGACTATCCAGACATTGTAAGTCGTACAGAAACATTTACATTAAGAACACTAGGGTCAGAAGAAAATACTATTCAATGGATTACCGACGAATTCTTGGGTTCTATGGAAAATGGCTCTATATCAGAATATAGTGTATCGGCAGTATCGGCGACTAATCAACCTCTGAAATATGTACTGTCAAGAGTTCCATACTGTAATTTTCCACAAGGACTGTCTTTACAAGAAGACGGATTGATAGTCGGAAGATCATCGTTTAGATACTTCTCACTAGACGGCAAGTTTACTATTTTGACGCTCAATAATACCACTGGAATAAGGGTTGGGGATCTGATCACTGGTTTTAATATGCCATCCGGTGCAAAAGTACTAGAAATAATCGACGAATATCGAGTGAGAGCAACGCCAGCAGTGGTATCGTCTTACGGTATAGAACTTACTTTTGTGCATTTGGACGACACCGAAGTCATTAAGACCATCACTATGCCAAGTGGCAGTACAATAATTGACGGTGGAACAACTACATTTGATTCGGTGAAAAGATTCACTGTTACTGCATATACAGAAGATGGTTACACTTCAAGTACTAAGAATTTTTATATTACTATGGATAATTATAATTCCATACCGTATGAAAATGTATATATTAAAGCATTTCCAAGAAAAGAACAGAGAGATGTTTATGCTAATTTGCTGAATGATGAATCCATATTCCCTCCAAGTTCAATATATAGACCAACTGATTCATGGTTCGGAAAACAATATGATTTGAAATCATTATTCATGGCTGGCATTAACCCGAGTCTTCTATCTACTTACATGGACTCAATTCAATTTAATCATTATATAAAACGAATCGATTTTGGTGATTTGAAATCAGCAAGAGCATTGGATTCAAATTACAATGTTAAGTATGAGGTCGTTTATGTAGAAATGTTGGATTCAGATGCATTCAAAAATGCACTGACTCCACAGAAAACTGTAAACTTAACAACCACTGTTGCTAACCCGCATGTAGATTCCGACGGCAATATATACTGGAATTATTATCCAAATCAAAATACTCTGATGAAAAATAACATAAGTGATTATCTTGGGTTTTCTAACGAAGGCGCACTTCCTGATTGGATGACTAGTATACAGAGTGACGGCACTATTCTCGGATTAACAAACGCTGTTGTGTTAGCATACGTATTACCGGGTGAATCTAACAAGATACTGTATAGAGCTAGAAACTATAATGCCACACTCAATGAGATAGATTTTACTGTTGATAGATATCAAGTAGATAATTCCTTGAGTGAAAATTTTAATATTGCCACTTCTAGGTTTATAGATAGTAGGGAAACTACATTCGACTTAATGGATATTATTAATCCGGTTGAGTTGATAACAGTGGACTATGCAATTGATTCGAGATCATTTGATCAAATAAATGGGCGCTCAATAGAATACATTACTAAAAATGGTGGAATCGACGGAATACAAAGTTGGAATGTTAATCAGACACTAGTGTTTGCCAGACAAGAGAAATATCCGGAACCAGCAAAATATAACGAAGGTTGGAATAGAACGGTTGATCTATATATTGGTAGAACTGGATATGGTATATTGAGTTACGATGAAAGCACAGTCGTTCCTGGATATTTAGAACACACTGTTAATTCAGCTATACCAAACGAACGCGGCGGCATATGGAAAATAACCGTAGACGCAGACTCAATAGTGTGGCTTGAGTTTGTTGAACAGGTAGAAATAGATCAGGTTGTTCAAGTTTTATACGGATTTTCTCATGGAAATTCGCGGTTGATTTATACTGCAGAACTTGATAGTGAACACACCGTTCCGTACTACAAAGTGTTTACTGAATTGTTGAATGACTCAACTTCCATGACTTATTTTGACAATCATGGCACCAAGTTCTTAGATTATCGTGATGTATTTATACCACCTAACGAAAATGATAAATACATAAAATACCCCTATTATGGAGCTTTAGATATAAAATGACATCCCAAGTTAATCCCTCAAATATTGACGGCACTTATCCAATTGCCGGTCAAGATAATGACAGTCAAGGTTTTAGAGACAATTTCACAAATATTAGAAACAATTTTGTTTACACGAAGTCCGAATTGGAAGACATCCAGAGTAAGGCAATCTTTAAGTCTGCACTCAATAATACAACACTTTCCAATGATATGGGTGGGTCAACACTTTCCAACGTCGGACTACAAGGTTACTACGACTCTTTTGTCGATCTAGGCACATTGAGTGGTAATATTATTATCAACTATGCTGCCGGTAACGTTCAGAGAATCACTACTGGGGGCGCAGTATCATTCCAGTTCAACAACTGGCCATCGTCCGGTAAATTGGGAACGATGAAGATTTGGTTTAACGTCACTGACATCGCTCACACTATAACACTACCGGCTGCTGCAACTGTCAATACATCTAGCTTGGTAAATTACGCCAACGGCACTATCACCATGCAGACTACTGGTGCTTACTATCTAGAATTTAACTCTTACGATGGTGGCATAACTATCATGGTCGATGACATCACTAAGAAATATTCTTTGACTCGTAATAGAACACCGGCAAATGTTGGTACAATTGGTGACACTGTCGGAATGACTGCTTTTGACACTAGCTATCTTTATGTGTGTACTGCAAATTACACCGTCGGTAACGTCGCTATTTGGAAAAGAGCAACATTGTCGTCTTATTGACAAAATAGTTTTTTTTCAACTCAAACTCCGTTGTTTTTGGCGTATAATTGTCAGACAACGGAGTTTTCACATGCATCCATTACAAGAAAATCTTAGCTCACTTAATGACGATGAGTTATACAACAAGATGAGTGACATCAATAAGCGAATCTCGCAAGCATATCGCATGAATATGCCAGACGCGGTAGCCCAATTACAAATGCTTATGGCTGGGTATCAAAATGAATATTCGGAGCGACAACGCAAGAAGTTGGCTGAATATGATGAACAATATCAAAAACAAATCGGGAAATATGGCGATTCTATCGACATCCAATGATTAACTTCGACCAATATGGGGTAAATTATGTAACTGATGATGATCTATGTGGATTGCTTTACGAAAATCCAAACATTGACATATCATCGTTCAACATAATCGACCCTTCCACATTCAATAAGAGTAATACTTGCATGTATGCAGGATATCCTGCATTAACTAGGTATGAACAATTGGATATATCATTGGAACAGTTTGACAAGATTAATCAAAGTAATTGGAAGATGCCAGTTGAGTATAAAGAAATGGACATAGCTGCATATGTACTATCTCTATGTAAAGAACAACATGAGCTTCAGAGAGTTGGACAAGAGTTACTGCTCTACCAAGAAAAGAATGCATTTAATTTATTGAAATATCTCAAATATCTCGTTGATACTATGCGAGAAAATGATATAATTTGGGGGGTCGGAAGAGGTAGTTCAGTAGCAAGTTATGTACTATTTCTAATCGGAGTGCATAAGATAGATTCTTTGTATTACGATCTTCCAATAGAAGAATTTTTTAAAGAAAATGGTAAGGAAATATAATGGCAAAAATGATTTACGAAAATGATGCAGGGCATCAAGTGACATTCGAGATAGCAACGGATTTTGCAAAAACACTCGAATCGGAAGTTGGTGTTAATGTGTGGAATGTATTTACAGACATTCTAAAAACTGAAATTATTGCACAATCACAGGAGACGGACAATGGCTAACAATCACAGAACATCACACGGAAGACTAGTTGACATGGATAAGATTCGTTTATCTCATGAAGAAGTCATCGCAGTAGGGAACATGAAGGTCAACGCACGTGGCGACCAGTTGGGCGCAGGCGGACAAATCGTATCGACCCGTAATCAGAATATGAACGACTATTATAAGTTGCATACTCCCACTGCAGAAGTTGAACAGTCAGTTCAGTCAGCAAACACCGGACCGGTGGCAGTCGATCATACACAGTATGTTAATGACTCTGCGGATTTTGTATTAGAAAAAGAAATTGCAACCCATATTTCTGAACAGAACAATGCTACTGCATCTAAACCTACTAAGGGTAAGAAGTAATCATGGCTGGATATGAACCAATTAAGATAAAACAGCTTATTGCACTACGCAACGATGTAGTAGTTACAGACATGGTGTTTACCGAACGATTCAGTAATTCTGGTCTAATTATCCCCAGTGATAACATGAAAAGTGCAGGAGTTCGACCACGTTGGGGCAAAGTATATGCCGTTGGTCCAGACCAACATGATGTTAAAGTTGGGGAATGGGTGATGGTAGCCCATGGTCGTTGGACACGTGGCGTTAAAATCGAAGTTGAGAATGACGGAGAATATATAGTGCGTCGTGTTGACATCAATGACATTCTTATGGTAACTGATGAAGAACCTACCGATGAAACTATGTCGGATGCGGTGTGATGGATATAACTGGGAGAGAAGATTTCGTAGAGTCGTGGATGGTAGATTATCCATTTCCTGATAATATTTCATATGACATATTATTGGAATTTTCAAATAAAGGACCAGAATACGTGAAAAGTGTTGTAAATGGAGTAGTGAGATTTGAATACTTAAATAGAATTTTTTATTACACAAAGCGACACTTATCCGATGTTATTATAATCGGCGCAAGAACAACGCCGGAATCTATCATAGTTGCGCATACATACATAGATACTGATAATATCAACGTAGTGGCCGATATTTATGATGCAATATTGACAGACAGTGTGAATGATAATAAGTCATTGAGGTTTCCATTCGGCGAGTCATCATCTTCTACTGATATCGACATTATGTCACTATTGATGGGCAATGGAAATGTCATATCCTCGTATGATTCGGAAACGCCAATGGGTATTAAAAAATTAAATATCACCATGGATAATATTGACGATGATATTAAAAATAGAAAATTTGTTGTTTCTAAAAATGATGAAGAATACACCCGTGTTATGGAAAGTTTTATCATCAGGAGAAATAGGCAAATTACAGGCAGATTATGACAAACGATAGATTAGAGTTTATAAATGACATATAATATAACAGATTTTAACGAATCGTGGATATCTGAAACCCCAATGGGTGTCGGCGGATATCCTGGACTATATCAAACCATAGTAACTGATATGAGTGATATACAAAATTATGGACGCGCCGCCACTACTGATATGGGTAACGGATATTATAAATTAACAGGTACGTCTAGCGTATTTTATTGGAGGGAAAACGACAGCATAATTGAAATTATCATGTCATTGACTCCAAAACCGCATGCCTTGGTAGTCACTGGAATTGCAAAAAATCCGAATTATACAGGAAATACATACGCAACCGATTTGTATAGAGTGGCATTAAGTGATTCTGGCAAATCTTTAAGATTCACGAGCGATGACATGATGACATCGGATGGAATAAAAGTATGGAAACGATTGGTTACAGACGGCTTTAAAGTATCTATATATGACAAAAATAATCCATCTGAATTGATACAAATAACAAATCCTAGTGAACTAGAATCTTATTTTAAGCCGAATGAACGATCTTTTGCAAGATGGCAATATGTATTGTCGGAATCTCATGAGAAATCTGCAGATATTTGGTATAATTTTAGAGTGATGAAAATTCAGGAATCATCCGGAATAAAGGTGACTAAATGACGAGAAGTAATGGTATTGAAAAGTTGTGGGTAGAGGCATACCGTCCAGATACAGTTGATGGATATGTGTTCAAAGATGACAGAACACGGTCACAGGTAGAGAGAATAATTATTGATCAGAACTTCGGCAATACTCTCATCACTGGACCGGCTGGCACAGGAAAAACTACCTTGGCTAGAATACTTATCAAGGCATGCAATGTGAATCAATACGATTTATTGGAGATCAATGCCAGCCTAGAAAATTCAGTAGATGATGTTAGAAACAAAATTCAAGACTTTGTCATGACTTTGCCATTTGGTAAGTTTAAAGTTGTTTTATTGGATGAGGCAGACTATGCCAGTTTATCGTTCCAAGCAAGCTTGCGAAATCTAATAGAGTCGAGTTCCGATAACTGTAGATTCATTCTAACAGCCAATCTACCAAATAAGATAATGCCAGCCATACATTCTCGGTGTATGGGAATACATATCGACAAGTCGGATATCAATGAATTTACTGCACGTGCAGCTACTGTACTCATGAGCGAAGAAGTAGATTTCGATTTGGATGATTTGGATCTTTATGTACGAGCAAATTACCCAGATTTGAGAAAATGTTTGAATAGCCTTCAGCACAATACTATAGAAAAGAAATTGCTGTCACCAGTAGATGAATCTGGTTCAAATGACTACAAAGCTGCCATGGTTGAACTGTTTAAAACGCGACAGTACAAGAAAGCTAGAGAACTTATTTGTTCTCAATTTAGACCAGAGGAAATGGATGATCTATTCCGGTTCTTTTATGATAATCTGGACTTATGGTCTTCTACCGATGAAGGAAAAGATAAAGCAATTTTGATTATTAGAAAAGGTCTGGTGAATGCTGCAACGGTTGCCGATCCAGAAATAAACATTGCAGCAACCGTTATTGAATTGTCACAAATAGGAGAGTAAAATGAATGTATTTCGAGATCAAGAAAAGTTCATGAAAGCATGCGACCAAACAGTTGATGCTTATAATGAACAGCAATATACACTATACAAAAGTCTAATCGAAGAGGAATTCAAAGAACTTCAAGAAGCATATGACTTCGAGGGTGAACTAGATGCACTGATTGACATTTTAGTTGTCACCATTGGTGCAATACATAGTGCTGGATACGATGCCGAAGGCGCATGGAAAGAAGTAATGCGATCAAATCTTAGCAAGATCGATAAAGAAACAGGAAAAGTACGTAAACGCGAAGATGGCAAGGTTCTGAAACCAATCGACTATTCTCCTCCAAATCTAACCCCATTTCTCAATAGAAAGTAACCAATGAAGACAACTTATTTGATAGCATCTTACATGCAAAAAGTAAAAGATAAACGACAATCATGCAAACCAGGCAATCTATCTATTGTAGACAATACGTATCACGATGAATTGTTTGATATCACTAACAAGGTGAAAAAGAATGATTTGCAAACTGCTTCTATTATCTTGGATTTGAACTCCAAAAAGATCATCAAGAATCGACTTAATCAAGAGGCCACATTTGATGATTTGTTCAAGTATTTTCTGATATCATACGATAGGGCAGTGTCGGTGGTAATGGGCGAGATCGACCCAGAATATCTAAAGAATGCCCACGAAAAGATATTAGCAGAAGTAGAGGATTTGGAGGCAAAGAATGATCAACCCGTTGAAACAGTTCAAGGCTAAAAAGAAAAGAGCAGTAGATCCTAATGCTCCGCCACGCCCGACATTATTGGGTCATGAGAAGACCATCAAAGATATGTCGAGTAAGAATAAGTATCTTGAAGATGAAGTCAGACGTTTGTCTAAAGATGTTGATAATATGAGGTCAAAGATGGTACAATTCCAACAATACTTGGATCAAGTACATGTGATATTATCCCAGAAGAAGAAATAATGATAGAAACTACATTCGAAAAATTTATCAGTTATGCAAAGCTTGCATATGAATATAACTCAAATCGTGTCGTAACCAAGACCATTATCAATAAAGATACTGGGTTATACGTATATTCAAACCGAGATATCATTGAATGTAGTATTTTTGGAGGAGAAAAGTTTCAAAAACGTTATGGGCATGCATGTCCGATCGTAACTCCTACTGAAGAAAGTGATGAATACGCATCTCACGTGGATGAAATATTGACACACCATAGATTCCTAGATTCAAACAATTCTGGATATGGAAATAATGGCAATCTGATAATGAATGCTAAAAATCCTAATACTCAATATTATCCATCACCGGTAAGTGCATATGGTACATATGGCATGAAGGTGAAGGATATTGATGAATATGACTCATCGATATCTTGTCGCGAACGAAGAAAGAATAAAAAGTTTCCATTCGTAGATATCGTAAATCATTCTCAACATATTGGACACGTGTCCAAAAAAAGGTTCGGCGTAATGTCATGGATCGTAGTATATGCGGAATATATAAAACATTTACATGATAGACAAGCCGGAGCATCGTGGAAATTGTATAAAAACACATCTAAATTTATACCTAGATTGGTCAAAGCGAGTTCTAAACAATTGAACACCAATCCATCCGTTCCCCAACCAGCGTACACTGATTGGCATTTAGATGATTTTCAAAATTTGCGTGTGACTATTTTCAAGAGACATACTAGATATAGTAAATTTTCTAAACTCTCGTCTATACAAAAAATTAGACAGAAAACGAAAGTCGCTAAAATAAATCTGAAAAGAAAGTTGTCACCGAAACAATTTAAACCCACATCGATGACAGTGAGATCTAACTGTGCCAACATGCCATATCGAATCGTTTCGTCTAGACAACCACACCAAAGAGTTCCGTATTCTAAGAAAAACGTTAGATCACTGTTTGGATTGTCTTATAGTAGTTCACTTGGAGAACACATTGGCGGAGAATCTAAAAACAAATTCATACCACAGAGGTTAACTGGAAAAATTTACACATGGAATTATTACTCTGGCTACACGGATAAAGGGGATTTGGTACATTTCAAGACCAATAAGTGGCTTGAGTTCGATACCTATGATATCAAGTGTAAGATAAAAGGGGATCAATCATCTTCCCATGTATTTGACGGAGCCAAAGTTACTGTACTAATTAACGTTAAAATAGTGAAAAGTGATGAAAAAAACAATATTAGTTGATGTGGATGGTGTTTGTATTGAATGGACATGGAGTTTCGGAGTATGGATGTTTGAACATGGGTTTGAACTATTACCAGACGGGAAAAGCTCGTATGCATTACATGGTAGATATGGCATTAGAGATTCACAAGTTGAAAAACTCGTCAAGATGTTTAATGAAAGTGCAAGTATAGGATATCTACCTGCTTTCAGAGATGCATATCAATACATACGATCACTTCATTACGATCATGGATATAAGTTTCATGCAATAACTGCACTGGGGACAAATGAGAATGCACAAAAATTACGTGAATTGAATCTAAAAAAGATGTTTGGTGACACAACGTTTGAGAAAATCTTATATGTCGGAAACAACGAGACTAAAGTGCCAGTATTGAAAGAATATGCAGGATCTGGGTTATATTGGGTGGAAGATAAGAGTCAAAACGCAGAAGACGGATTGACTTTTGGTCTAAAATCAGTTATTATGGATCATCCTTATAATAAGGATTGTAGCCAAGATATACTTCGTGTCAATAACTGGAAAGAATTGTATGATCACATCATCCTCAACGAAAACTCTCAACATAGATAAATATGTTGTGGTAGAAGATGGGTTTTCTTTAAGATCTTATCCAGATTATCGCTTGGCAAAGGATTGGGCAGATCGTCATTGCACTGAAGAATTCCATATTGAACTCAACGGGGTGAAAATCGTTAAATTGAAACTAGAAGAACTTGGGGATGCACTTTGGTGAGTGATCCCCAAATTAGATCACTTCTTTGATTCTTCTTTTCGGTATGCTAAGATCCAAGCTTTGCATTCCGGTGAACGAACAATTTCAGACGGGCGATTGAAATCAACTAAACCTGTATATTCTTGTAGATTAACGTTTCTTTCAACCATAGATTTTAGTTTAGCAAGTCCACTTCTTTCGTCTAATGCAGACTGCTCTATATCGCCTGCCAACACCATTGTACAACCGCCCATTCGAGTTACTATGGTCTTAGCTTCAGCTCCTGTAATATCTTCTGCTTCATCGCATATAACGAAAGTGCGTTTTGCAAAAGACATGCCTTTGATTACTTCGAGTGGAACGAAAGAAATATCGCCGTTTTTGATGGCAATTTCTACGACTGCCCTTCCTAGTCGATTGTGAAGAATATCTAGTACTGGGAGTAGCCAATTGCTCATTTTTTCTACGATATCACCGCCGAAAAATCCAAGTGATTTAGAGTTGGAGATATTCGGTCTAGTTAGATAGATTTTGTCGATATCACCTGATCTCCAAAGATCACATGCAAATGCGGTTGGCAGATATGTTTTACTTGCACCTGGCAATCCTGTTGCTATGATTAGTTTTTTGGTTTTTAGGTACTCTAGGTACTGTGCTTGCTTTTCATTAAGCGGTACAAGAGGGGGTTGAGCGATTGCACGTTCTTCTAGGAATTTTTCTTTAATCGTGCGTGTTTTGGTACTGGTGCTGCTTGTAGTGTTACGCTTTGATGCCATTTGGCCTCCCATATAGACTGTGTGGCTGTCTACCACACATTAATATTTAGCAGATTGTACAAGGCAAAAATTGCATAATGTCAAGGATACGATGACAAAACTGATAAATACACTATAGGATTAATTATATGTCAGATACAAAAAACACAATTTCTGTAAAAAAAGCCATCGAGAATACCAAGGAAATATTCCTGTCGGATTCTGCAGTTTCAATTCTAATGGACTTCGAACGTGTATTATCCGAGATGGATATATATGCATTTGAAAATTGGATCAAGGGGGAACTCGTTGAAGGTCCAATTTGTGAAAAATATTTTGTCACATGCACCTTTTTGTGGAAACGGTCTGAAATGCCAGATCCATCCGGCGGGGAAAGATTACTCGATTATGATTGCACGGTATTGTACAAAAAATCAAGTCTTGAGTATCCAATAAAAGTAGAATCTCCAGATGACTTCGAAGCTGGAACAAAAATGCCAAAGATGAAAAGAGTGCCAATTTGGTTGGTGGAAATTTCTATTCCACGCTCTTTGATGAATGATATCGAACGCGGCAGCATGGAATTGAATGGTGAAATTGTAGAATTGGATGACATCGAGGATGACATCGAAGGCAATGCAAACGAAGAATCTTACGATAGTGAGAGCACAGAAGGGGATATTGATGACCAAGCTCAAGCTCAATAAATTAACCGAAGGTCTGGTTATTGGTGACCTAGTTAGAATGGTACATAACGAGATCCATATTGACGAATTCAAGAGTAAACTCGGCGATGATAAGGACATATGTGTCATTACGTTTAAAGTCAAAGAAAGAGAACCAGCAACCGACTTAGTGGATTTCCTAGAAAAAGGATATTCATTCGTATTGGATGCTGATATCAGTTCTGGTGAAATGGACGATGGGTCATATATTGTTTTTACTGAAATAGCAAGAGACAAAGACTTTCCAGAAAATTTTTGCAAGATAGTGTCCGACATCAATAACTTGACAGAAACTGAAATGGATTTTTGGCGTTGGCAATATTACGGCGAATATGATTACCACGAAGTGACTGAATCCGAAGTTGCAAAACTCGTTCCATTGGATGAAGCTACGTACACTGAATATATGTCACAGTTTAACAAAGATGAAAATGAATCGGTTGATGAAAAACAAGTAGACGAGTCTTTGGATAAAATGCGTATGCAAGCTGGTGTTCATATTCACAAAAAAGCCCCAAGTAATGAGTATACTAATAAACTCAGAGAACTAGCTGGTATAAGATAATCAAGGAGTCACAATGTTTTCATTTTTCTCGTCATTTTTAGTTGGATTTTACTCTCTACTTTTAACAGTTCTTATTTCTGCTGGTGCACTATTGATCATTGGCTGGGGAGTGGTCAGAATATTGACATTGGCTACTGATATTCTTCCGGTCAATCTGTGCAGTCTTGGGTCATTACAATGTAAGTTGATTTCAGCTGCAGCATTGATATTAGGCATCATATTTCTATCCACAGGACTATATTTAAAAGGTAGAAATGATATGGATATCTACTGGCAAGAACAACAGAAATCATTAGAACAGAGTATTGATCAGTCGGAGAAACTTTCCAAGAAAGAAGTTGAACTACTGAAGTCTGAAATACAAAAATTAACTCTAGAAAATAAAAATATAGTACAAGGGAATGTGAAATATGTTAAAGAAAATTTTATCAAATACGACTCTAATTGCACTATTCCTACTGATGTCATCTTGTACCTCAATGAAGTCAGTCAAGGAATTTCCGCAGGTTCCGGAAGAATTGATGGAACCGGTAAGTAATTTGACTACACAAGATGTCAATGATCAAACTCTAAGTGGTACAGTGACAACAGTCACTATTAATTATGGCATGTACCATGAGTTGAAAGTGAAGTACGAAGGATGGCAAAAATGGTACAACACCCAAAAGAAGATTAACGACGATCTAAACGCATCATTCGGACAATAGTATTGACTTGACATTCATTTCCTGATATAATGTTAAACATTATTTTAGGATTCTGCATGAAAATCGAAGAAACCACAACCGAAACTCCATATCACATGAGTGGAGAACATATTCTTCTATTGGCGAAGTGAACATTATGCAAAACTATTACGAACTTCTCGGTGTATCTGAATCTGCGTCTGAAGAAGATATTAAGAAAGCCTACAAAAAACTGGCCATGAAGCACCACCCTGATCGTGGTGGAGATGTTGAAAAATTCAAAGACATTCAGAATGCCTATGCCGTATTATCCGATAAGCAAAAGCGTGAAGAATATGATTTTAAGCAAAAACACGGAGATCAGAATCCATTCGGTGGATTCAATGGATTTGGACACGGTTCCGGTATGGATGAATTCATGAAACATTTTGGATTTTCGTTCTCGCATAACGGACAACCCAATGGGTTTCATCGATATGATCCTCCGAAAAGTAATCAAAACATACGGATTAACGTACAGGTAGATCTCAAAGATACACTAGAGATACAGAAAAAGACCATCACTTTCAAGACAAGCACTGGCAAAGACCAATTGGTTGAAATTGAGATTCCTCGTGCATATTGCCATGGTGCTATGGTACGATACCAGAATATGGGAGATGATCGTTATGAAGATATTCCTCGTGGAGACCTTTTAGTACATATCAGTGTTAATCATCCGCATAACTTCATTCCGATTAATGATTTGGGAGATGTCCTAACTTCTGTTAAGCTTAATGCACTGACTGCAATTACTGGCGGAACTGTTCGTTTAGACAATTTTGATGGAAGATCTATTGACATCACAGTGCATTCTGGTGTACAACATGGGTCTAGGTCTAGAGTACAGGGTTATGGTATCTATCCGATCAACAGTGATACCAGAGGGAACCTGATAGTCGAGTTCGAAATTTTTATTCCTACAAATTTGTCGGAAGAACAGTTAGAAGTAATCAAAAGCGTTGTACAATAACCACTCAATCAATTAAGGATTTTAAATGATTCAAATTAGCCCAGAAGTAGAATTTATTCTCAATGAATCGGTGAAAACTGCTCGTCAGTTGAAGAACGAATATGTGACCATTGAGCACGTTGCCTACAACATGGTTGATTACCTACCTTTCCGAGATCTGATCGAGAGTTATGGTGTCGATGCAGTTGGTTTGTCCGACGAACTACGTAATTATCTGGATCGCAACGCCGCATCAAATCAAAATTTTGAGTACGATGTTGGTGGAAAAAAAACAGCCGCTCTAGAACGATTGTTTGATCGTGCTGTGGCACAGGTATTATTCAGTAAGCGCACACAGGTATCATTGCTTGATATCTTCAATAGTATCGTGCTTGAGACTAAATCGCATGCAAATTACTTCTTCACTAAGTATGGTTTGGATCGTTCCGAATTCGTCGATTATTTCGAAAAGAATTACAAGGAATCACAGACTATTGGCAAGTCTGGTTCAAAATCTGATGCAGCACTGGAAGAACATTGCACCAATCTGAATAAACTAGCTAAGGAAGGCAAAATTGACCCAGTCATCGGTCGCGATTATGAATTGACTGAGATGACAGAAGTTCTGGCCAAGCGTAACAAGTCTAACGTATTGCTCGTTGGTGCGCCTGGTACGGGTAAAACAGCAATCGTTGAAGGATTGGCACGAAATATCGTAAACGGTGAAGTGCCAGAATACTTGCGTGATCATACCGTCTATAGTTTAGATATTGGTTCATTGCTTGCAGGATCAAAATATCGTGGTGAATTTGAGGAAAAAGTTAAAGACATTCTGAAGACCCTCATGGCTAAAAAGAATTGCATTCTATTTATCGACGAAGCTCACCAAATGCGCGGAGCGGGTGCAGGCAACCAATCTTCAGTAGATTTTGCCAATATGATCAAACCTGCATTGACAAAGAATGGCATCAAGGTTATCGCTTCGACTACTTGGGAAGAATACTCACAATCATTTGAGAAAGATCGTGCACTAATGCGCCGATTCTATCGTCTGACAGTGGAAGAACCTACGCCTGAAGTGGCTAAGCAGATTATGTTCGGTCTTAAGGAATCTTTTGAAGAATTCCATGGTGGTTCGATTTCAGACGAAGCAATCATTTCTGCAGTTGATTTGTCAGTCCGTTATCAAACTGATAAGAAACTCCCAGATAAGGCAATCGATCTGATCGATACTGCATGTGCCAAACTGAAGATCAATAAAGTTGACTTCACTGTACATAAAGATCATATCGTCGATATTCTGGCGAAAAGTCTTCACATTCCGGCAGAGCAAATCGGTTCAGAAAGCACCAAGGGTATCGAGAATCTTGAGATTAACATCAAGAGCAATCTTTATGGTCAGGATGAAGCTGTCGATCAACTCCTTGAGAAGATCTACGTGGCTCGTGCAGGTCTAAAGGATCATCGCAAGCCTATTGGATGTTTCCTATTGACTGGACCGTCCGGTGTTGGTAAAACAGAGGCTAGTAAGCTTTTGGCAGAGAATCTTGGGATGAAGCTTATCAAGTATGATATGTCAGAATTTCAAGAAAAGCATTCAGTTGCAAAATTAATTGGCTCTCCGCCTGGATATGTTGGTTATGAAGATGGCGGGGCAGGTTCTGGTCAACTGGTATCTGATATTGAAAAGAATCCACACTCAGTGATCCTTTTCGATGAGATCGAGAAGGCTCACCCAGACGTCGCCAACATTTTCTTGCAGATGATGGACGAAGGTACAGTATCGTCATCAAGTGGCAAGAAAGCTGATTGCCGCAACTCGATTATTATCCTAACCTCTAACCTTGGTGCAGCTGCCAATGAGAAGTCGGTCATCGGCTTCGGTAGTTCCGAACGTTCCGGTGAAGATGACAAGGCTGTAAAAGAATTCTTTAAACCAGAATTCCGCAACCGTTTGGATGCAATTGTCAAGTTTAATAAGCTTGATGAGAAATCTATTCGCAAAGTTGTGGTAAAATTTGTACACGAGATGAATGAATTGTTGTCTGATAAGAATATCCATGTGACTCTTACGGAACATGCAGTTGATCATCTGGTTGAAAAAGGTTACGATTCGAAGATGGGTGCACGTCCAATGGCACGTACTATTAACGAACTAATCAAAGTTCCACTTTCCAAGAAAATTCTTTTTGAGAAAGTTTCGGCCAACACACGTTTTATCGTAGATTACGTAGATAATCAGATTACGTTTGTCGCACAAGACCCATCCGAATGGGCACAATCGGCGAAGATCGACGACAATGGTTTTATCGTATTTGAAGAAGTTGAAGAGTGAATCTAGTTTATTAGAAATAAAACAAACTAAAAAGTTGATAGATAACAAGTATCTATACTCAATTAACATCAGGTGCCCTTATGCAAGATTTATCAAAAGTTGCAAAGAGGGCACCTCGATTGAGTTTTCATCCATGTTGTCCAGCGTAATTTCCTCAGCAGATTGGAAATATGGCAATTCTTATTTTTCTAAAATGTGGAGAGATAGTGTGTTGCAGGCTGCTAGAAATGCATCTCCGACACAAATGGAATTCTTGCATAGGTTCTTGTCCAAGCATAAAGACGAGACGTCTTCTAGAATAGAACATCCTAATATGACTATCTATTTTTCAGACGAGAAATTGTTTGAAAAGTTCGTATCTAATTACGTTTTAAAATATGACATAGATGGGGTCAATGGTATCAGACATGTGTCCTGCCCATATTCAGATGAGCGTGCCGATATATTGAAATCTGGAAAATGTGTTAGAACTGCTGCACATTGCACCGGAGAAAATGCTAAGTATCGATATAAAGTGAAACTGAAAAGTATAAGAACGACACCAAAGGACTTATCAAATCTGATGAACTATCTTAATCATGCGGCTGGGGAGATATATTTTGCTCCAATTAGTAAGCACATATTGGAAAAAACTATACAAAGGTCTTCTGCACAAGTATCTATTTGGTATACTGGATCGCAGTTCTGGACAAATGATACATCTAACATCGAACCTTTGTCAATCATATGTCCTGGCATTATTGGTAAGATCGAAGAATACGAAGTTCTAAATACAATATAATATATTAAGGCTAATACATGCACAATACATCCATCACATTAATTCCAACAACTACGGTTGGTACAATTACCGGAAATTACGACGGAGTTTCACCGCTATTCTATAGCGACAATGTCAAAGGAGACGGCTATTATGGGGATCTAGACGGTATCCATACAGTCAGTTATTCGGTAACTGCCCTTACTGCAACCATTAGTATGCAGGGCACATTAGTCGGTCAACCTTTGGAAACCGACTGGTTTGATATTGTAGACACGACTGTGTCATATGACAATACTACAAACATACAATCAGTAAACTTTAATGGTAATTTTGTCTGGGTGCGATGTAAAGTGGACAACTTCATTTCAGGAACAATACAAAAGATAATGTTCAATCGTAGCTAACTTTTAAAGGTATATCAATGTCAAAAAAGAATAAAGACGTGA